AGAAGGCAGCAGTAAATAAGCGTATTCAAGATGAAGAAGGTACAAGAGCTGAAAAAGGTGCTCCTAAAACTATTTTGCCTGGTCAACCAGTACCTACAAAAGATTGGATGGACTTTACTCAGAAAGTTTTGAGTAGTGATCCAATAATGCAACGCACTTCTACGATTCTTTCTGATGCACCAAGTGCTATTGAAATTATTAGAAACTCAAGAAGCAATGATTTTGCAGCGGCTTCTTTGCCAACTTCAATAGCATTGTTGACAGGTCAAGGTAAGAATATGTCAAATGCTGATGTTGACAGGTTTGCCCGTACTGGTGGACTTGATGATCGTTTAGCACAAGATGCTGTAAAGTTCTTTACTGGTAGAACAACTGAAGTTAAGAAAGATCAAGCAGAGAAGTTTGCTATTGCTCTTTATCGTGGCGCATTGATTGAACGTAAGAAGAAACTAGAGTCGGCAGCAGAAGAGTTTGGCTATACCGAGTCACCAAACTACAAAGTTGCACTAAGAAACATTGATAGTCAACTTGCTCAGTTTAAACTTGTTAAAAAAGGTGAAGGCGCACCAACTGCAACAAAAACTGGCAATCCTTTGATTGACAAATATCTATTCCCTCAAGCGGAGAGTAAATAATGGCGACTTACGAACAAGTGATGGAAGCCCTGCGTAGAGCAGATGCAGAAGGTAATGTAGAGGATGCTCAGAAATTAGCGCAAATGGCTACAACGCTTCGCCCAGAAGGTGCTGGTGGTGGTCGAGGCTTGATGGGTGGCCCTACTGCTGAAGGTAAAGCTAGAGCCGCTACAGGTTTGGGTGAGTTATTGTATGAAAGTGTAAAGAAGGGTGTTACACAACCATTTGCTAGGGCTACAGCAGGTAGTGCCATGCAAACAGGTACATTTGCTGGTGCTTTTCCTACTCAACCCGAACTAGAACCCATTACTACCGAGAGTGTTCAACGTGGTATGGGAGTAGACACAGGCATTCGCCCTGCAACAGGTACACAAAGATATTTGGCGGCAGGTGTAGAGGCCTTGGCAGACCCAACAAATCTGATTGGTTTGCCAGTTACTACAGCAGGTCGTTTGGCTCTTGCAACTGGCTCTACTTTGGCTGGTATTGGTGGTGAATTTGGTGGCGAGGTTGGCAAACAAGTTGGAGGCATACCTGGTCAAGTTACTGGTGGTATTTTGTTTGCTTTGCTATCAGGCGCAGGTGGGGCTAAAGGTGTTGGCCTAATGGCAGAAGCCAAAAACAGAGTTAATATAAAAGACTTCAATGTTGAGGATTTAGCTGGTGTTGAAGGAACTTCTAGAGCTAAAGATTTGGTTGAGAAAGCATTGGCTGCTGATCCAGACCTTAAAACTCGATTAGAAGACATCAGGAAAAAGATTGCCTTTGTTGGTGGACAACCTGATATCTTGGCAACTGGCGGTGTTGATAGCAGGATTTTTAGAGCAAGTTTAGAAAATTTAGTCAGTAAAGATGCAAAAGTAGCTGGTGATTTAAAGAAAATTTATGATGACTTGCAGACTGCTGTGCGTGTCAAAGCTAATGAGCTGTACCCACAGCCTAGTTCAGGTAATAAATTTATTCCCGCTGAGATTCCAACAGCATCAGCAAAAATTGCAGAACTTGAAATTGACTATGGTAAAAGATTAAAAGCACTTTCTGACCAACAAGAAAAACTTACTCAATCTTTGAATTTGGCTGGAAATATTGCGCCTGTTGATCTTGGAAAACCAATTCAGGGTGTTGTTTTAGCGCAAGAGGCTGCGGCTCGAAATGCTTTGTCACCAGAATACGAGAGTGTTAAGAAGCAAGCCTCTCAATTAGGCGCTATTTTGCCAGCCAATGAGACTCAAACCTTGTTAAACACGGCTAAAGACTTGTTTATGCAAGATCCTTGGGGTCGTCAATCTGACCTATTAAAACTTGTCCAGAAGCAATCTGGTGAGTTTTCACGCATGAGAAAACAAGGCCAAACAGATACAACTCTGCCAGCAGTCCCTGGTCAAGCACCTCCAGTTGATTTAACTGTTGGTATGGACATAACAAGCCTTGACTCATTAAAGCGTAGGGTTGCCGCTGACATTCGTACTGTTAAAAATGACGCTACTAAAGATAAGTTGATCCTTTTGCAACAACGAGTTGATGAGGCGCTTAATAGAGTTCAAAATGCTAGTGGCGACATCAATGTTAATTTCAGAGGTGAGAAAACAACATTTGGTAACGCTATGTCGCAACTTGACTTGGACTACTACAACAAAGTAGGAATTCCATTTAAAGATGCTGATGCCATTCAGAAGATTGGTTCGCAAGAGTATGCAGAACGAATTGCCCCTCAGTTGGCAAGCAGTCCTACAGCAATGACTCAGTTTTTAAAGGTTGCTGGTGATGAGGGTATGCCTTTGGCTGAAAAAGCAGTTATGTCTAAGTTATATAACGCTGCTTTAAACAAAGAAGGTTTTATTGATCCTATAAAGCTAAATTCTTTGATTACAAAGACAAGCAACAATGGTGGTTATAGCGATATTCTTGCTCAATTGCCTGGTCTTAAAACTAGGCTTGATGATGCTGCCAATAGAGCAAATCTTCTTTCTGGTGAACGAGTAGCCATTGATGATGCCGCAAAAGCTGAGAGAGTTCGTTTAGGCGACTCTTTCTTGGCAAACTACGAAACTGGTGGTGTTGATGCAATTACAAGTCGTATGCTTGGCTCTACTGGTAAAGGTTATCAATCAAAATTCTTTAATGATTTAAGCAAACTGTCTCCAAACGATCAAACTAACACTACCTTGGCTGTTCAAAACGCTTTGGTTACAAAGATGTTAGACAACAAAGACCCGTTTGCCTATTTGCAAAAGAACAAAGATACGTTTGTTCGTTTGTTTGGCAAGCAACACTATGACAATTTGGCTTCTTTGGCTGATGTTCAGCGATTGGCAACTAAAGTAGATGTAAATCGCCTTCCTGTAGACCAAGCTGCTATTAAGGAGATGTCTGCTTTACAACGACTTATGGGTGGTGTTGATCCCAAGAGAGTGTCTGCTATTTTGGTTAACCAGATTTCAAGTGTGTTTAACAAAGGTTTCCGTATTGCGGCTGCTATTGGACAAGAAAACATAGATCAAGCTACCAAAGAAGCGCATAGAAAACTCTTCATGGACAAAGGTGGTTTGGATGGGGTAATTAAGGCATCTACCCGTCTGATAAACAAAAAAGGTAAAGAGGTAGAGTTGGCAGATTTTATTAAGCCTGGCGACTTATCTAACTTAGCAAATTCTCTTGGTATGTCTGTTTTAAGGACAGGATATTTGGGTGGTCAAGCCGCACTTTCACCAAGTGAAGTTATGTCACCAGAACCTGAATCATATTACGAATACAACCCAACACGCTAAAGTAGTACCATGATAGATCCAGTAACAGCTCTAGCAGGAATACAGAGTGCTGTAAAACTGATTAAACAGGCTTCTAAGACTGTTGATGATGTTGCTTCTCTTGGGCCACTATTAGGTAAGTATTTCAATGCTAAGAGTGAGGCTACGAAGGCTGTTGTAGAGTCCAAGAAGAAGGGTGGCTCTAGCATGGGTATGGCTATCGAGATTGAGATGGCTCTTGAGCAGACCCGTGAGTTTGAGAAAGAACTTCAGATGTTGTTCTTTCAGGCTAATAAGATGGATGTCTGGGCAAAGATCAAGGCTCGTGCCTCTGCGATGGATGTAGAGGAAGCCCACAATGCTCGTAAAGAGAAAGAAGCTCTTGCTCGTAAGAAGAAGAAAGAACAAGAAGACCTTGAAATGGGTCTAATGATTGGTGGGCTTGTATTTATTGTTGCGCTTATTGCGTTTGGTGTCTATGAACTACTAGATCATTGTGCAAAAGTGAGGTGCGGAAGATGAACTTCTATCAAAAGCAAGCAGATATGACTTTCAAGATAGTGGGTTATTCTTGGGGAACTATTCTCTTCTTTGACATTATGAAAGTACTTCCTAACTTCTTGTCCGACAGAATAATGAACGCTCTTTTAGCAAAGTTGCCAATATGAGATATTTGATTTTGTTATCTGCAGTATTTCTATCTGGTTGTTTTGATGACAGATACAGGTACTTTTGCCAAAATCCTGATAACTTTGTTCACGCTAACTGCCAGAAACCTAAGTGTTTGTTTACCCAGACTTGTCCCGAATACCTTGTAGCCCCAATCTTGGAGAAAAAAGTCAATGAACAGCAATCAGAAACCAAGACCAACAATTGAAGAGGTAGAAACCTACGTCTGGGGCTTTGTGGTCGTCATGGTCACATTGATTCTTTGCTTTATTGTTGTTGCTTTGCTCTACTCTGTCACGTTTGTGACTCAACCTATTAAGAGCATGGCCCCGATTGATATGGCCTACACCAAGATGCTGAACGACATTGTTCTGCTGATTGTGGGTGGTATCGGTGGAGTTATCGGTAAGAAGGGTGTAGGAACGGCTTTAAACGCCATCCAAGGCACTCCAACACCGCCTCCTAGCCCTACACCGCCTCCTGTGCCTGTAACGCCTCCTGTGGCATCTAATACTTGGACTTCAACAGGTTCAGCACCTAACTGGTTGAACTTCAAGAATCCTGATTTAGATGAGTCTTGGACACCTCCTCCTCCTCCGACTACACCTCCTGATTTGCTAGAACCAGACCATGAACGTGAGCAGTTGGCAATGGCTCGTAAAGAGGCTCAATAATGTTTGGCATACCATTACCTTGGGTTCTAGTGGTTCTTTGTATAACCTTATTTGGAACTTACAGAGGTGGATACCACTTTGGCTGGTCAGACAGGGACAAGGAAATGCAGATTGAGATTGCCAGGAAGAATGAGGAATCTCGTCAGACTGAACAGAAACTTAACGAACAACTAAACACTACTGCTAGTAAACTTTTGGAGGTTAACGATGTTGTCAACAAAAAACAAAGTGCTTTGGATGCTGCCATTCGTGCTGGTAGGGTGCGCCTCCCCTCCCCAAGTTGTGTACAAGCCCCCACAAGTACCCCCGTTGCCCCCACAGATACAAAAGCAACCAGTGAACCTGACAGACAGGCTGACACAGCTTCTGATGCCGAAAGAGCAACCCTTGCCGCCATCGCAGAAATAGTGGCACAGGGAGATCGGAATACTGCTGCACTCAATGCGTGTATAGATTCGTACAATCAGATGAGAGATTTGCTAAATGGTAACAAGTGAACAACTTAAACAGCTTCATATCGGCCCTGAGTGGTTGGATGGTTTAAATGCCACTTTTGAGCGTTTTGACATTATGAATCCACTTAGAAAAGCGGCTTTCATTGGTCAATGTGCTCACGAATCAGGTAATTTCAAACTTTTATCAGAAAATCTGAACTATCGTGCAGAGGCTTTACAGAAGTTATGGCCTAGAAGGTTTGATGCTACCAAAGCACAGATGTGCGCTCGCAATCCTAAGTTGATTGCCAATACTGTTTACAGCTCACGTATGGGTAACAGGGATGAGGCTTCTGGTGATGGCTATCGGTTTAGAGGTCGTGGGTGTATCCAATTGACAGGACACGCCAATTATTACCATGCTGGTCAGGCTTTAGGAGTGGATTTTGTGATGAATCCTGATCTTGTGGCAACCCCAATGTATGCTGCACTCACTGCGGGATGGTTTTGGGACACCCATAAGCTAAACCAATACGCTGATACCAAAGACTATAAGACCATGACCAAGAAGATCAACGGGGGATTTATTGGTTTGGCAGACAGAGAAAAGCACATTGCCCATGCTCTCTCTGTCCTTACTTAACCCTTCATCCTTCTTACGAAAGATGCAAAGCTAGATGCTGTGTCACCAAAGGGTTTCATCTTGTCAAACTCTAGGGCTACCTCTTCTAGCGTCCTCCTTCTAACAGGACAGTTTCTTCCTTGAACACAATCGTATGTGCAACAATCCATGCCACTAGATTTGTTTGCTCTTAATATCTGCTTTCCAAGGTTACTGTTTTGTTCAACCATGTTAAAGGCTTCGTCCTCTTCTTTTGTCCATTGAGTCATGTGTTCTTCTCCTTGAGTTTGGCCTCAACAGCTCTGGCAAAATCCTTGTAGAAGTACATTGGGTTCATTTGAAGATGAATTTGCTCATATTCAGCATCTGTCAGACCAACCCAAGGGCGCTTCTTTTTCCCGTCAAATAAGCCATCTATGTAAGCATATGCCATGCTTTGTATCTCTTTTCTCTCTTTACTCATTTCTTCTCCTGCAAAGAAATAGGCATATAGATGCAAGCCTTGTCCTTGCTGTTAACGCAAGAAACATGAAGCACATCTTTTAAACCAAAGCGCTTACAGTTCTTGCACTTAGAGTCAGGCTCTTTTGGCAAGCAACCAATGATCTTAAAACCGATCATTTCACTCTCCTGAATTCAACCTTCTCTGGTGGAGGAGGAAGCATCTTCTCTGAAGGTGGAGTCCAACCATGCTTTTTCCATAGTGCCTGGACATCAGATCCTGATTCCCACTTAAAGTCTTTCAGGGGAGTAGATGGATAACTGATTTTGGAATGTGGAGGAAGTGTCATTTCAGAGCCTTCATAACCCGTTGATTTCTGCCTGATTTACCAGCTCTAATACCAGTAATCTCAATGAATCCCTTGTCTAACAAAGCACGATAACGAGCTGTTATGGAGGAATATGGGTATTGGGGATACATCTCTAGCACCTGATCAGAAATACACCCCTCTGGGAAGCTCTTAATGGCCTCATAGACGAGTTGTTCTATCTTGGTGGTGTCAATGGCTTGGGATGCCTCATGGCTCGTTACAGGGTCTTCTTTGCGTACCAACTTAAATGCTGGTGTACCAAAGAATCTGTCCATTGACTGCTTCATATTATCAAAAATCATCATTGACTCCTATTAGGTGGGGTACTCGCTGCGTCCATGTTTGTCCGACAATTGCTGTCCATGGCATCCGCTTTCCCCCGAGAAAAGTTTATCAGAAAGGCAGGTCAGAATCATCAAAGTTGGTCGCTTTAGACCTCTCTGATGGCTTGGCAATTGGTTCCTTGGGTGACAGTGCCAAACCCATGAATTTGCCTGATTTTCCTTCTTTGACCCATGCAGATAGCCAGTAATCCTGACCATTTACTGTGATATTTCCTTTGTAATCAGGATGGTTGCCTGTTTCTTTCTTATCGTTTTTGAACAAAACGCCAGAGTTATCTTTCTTTTCCATTACATTTCCTTCGCTTTCTTTAACGCACTTCTTACTTTACTTGGAAGGAGTGTCCATAGGGCGATCTTTTGTTGATCGTCTAGGTTCTCTCCCTCTAACTTAACCCAAGCTGCCTTGGGATCACCTTGCTCACAAGTAGCAATCAGTTCAACTGCCATCTCTTGTAAGTACTGTAATTCTTCTGGAGGAATGTTGTCTGTTGCACCCTGAGTAGGTGTGATAACCACTGATCTGCCCTCTTCTGGAAGGTCTTCTCCCGCATAAATGTAGAGTCCCAAACCATGCAGACTCAGAGCCTTGGTCATACAACGCATGATGGCAGTATTGACAGCAAAAGCATCAGGATTAGGGATGGCTTTGTTTCTGTAGTCCATCACAGGAAGCTGACAGGTCATTGGTTTGCCAAACATGGTGGCAGTAACAAACACCATTGCCGTACCATTGATATCCATGAAACACTTGTCTCCAAACATCTCTACCTTGTAGGAAGCAGTAGGATCAGCTTTGAGAGCCTCTGCCCATGCCCAAGCCCATGACAGGTAAGTCAGGTTGTTTTTCTTCTCTGTATGAGAATTAACATCTTTTTTAAGTAACGCTTCTATTGACATATTCACTCCTTTAAAAATTATCGTTTAACTCTTGATCAATGATTTGTGTTTGTTGGTCAAGGTCTAATTCCTTGAACTCAATGAAGTCTGCTTCTTGGCAGCAAACTATTCTGTTTCCCTTGATTGTCAGGCAATAAGGACAGTATTTAATGTCAGAAAACTCTTCCAAATAGGTCTGAAATAGTGATTTCATGTGAGCCTATCGAAAGCCATTTCCCAGAGAACATCACCTGCAACATCGGTGAGTTTGTTTAACTCATCTTCGGTTAGTGGTGTACCATCTTCGTAGCATCCACTTGAGAAGTAAGCATCAGAGAAGTCTGGATAATCTCTGCTGTCTACCCCATCTACTTCTAGATCTATGACCTTTTTTCCATTAAGAATCGGCATATTCACTCCTGTTAAACGTGGACTACTATTTGCCCACACCGCTAATGTGCCACACCTTTTTAGCCTTTTATACTAGGATTTACCCTAATAGACAGCACTTTTTTCTATGCTAATCTGAAAAGACTTGTCCTATTAGTAAATAGTCCTTCTACCTACTTCCTTCTTCTTATGCACGTTGAAATACTTGAACAAAGATGCGCTGAAGCCTTGCTTGGGTACTCTCAAACAATGGCAGATGCTTATACAACCGAACCAGAGGACTTAGATGCTTCTATGACTGCCTTGCTTGCTAGAACGCTAGAACTACATCTAAACCGCAAAATCAATTTGGAGAACCTTTTTAAATGACTCAAGCCATGATCATTAAAGCTCTACAGAATGGGCCACTTACTTCACAAGAACTCTGTGATTTAACAGGGATGCCTAAGTCCTCTGTATTGTCAACAGCTAAGAAGTTGAGATACAAAGGTGAGCTAACCACAGAAGAGGTTAAGGTTGGTCGCTACAGAGTTGCTAGGTACACCCTTGCTGACCACTTGATTGAGAGCAAGCCAAAAGACGAAGCCCGCTGCTTGCTAAACCCTTTTGACATCAGAAACGCCAAAGGTATCTTTAGTAAATCAGAGTATGCGGTGATGAATGCACAAGCTAAAAGATTGCTTGGCAGACCAAAACCTGCGAAAGAGATCACAAATAATCAATTTATTTAAAAAAACTTCTTGACATCTCTTTGATTTGTGTATAATCCAAACCGTCTGAGTGGCATCAGGCGATGAACGGAATACGAAACCCCATAGATTTCTGTGTGGTCTTGCCTGACAACAGGCGAACTTTTGATTCCGTTCAATCGTTTGTTGTTGCTCTCGCCAAGAGCCAAGACCACAGAGTGATTTATGGGGTTTTTGCTTTTGGGGACTGTAAGGATTGCAGACCAAAGTTAGCTGCAAGTAAAGTAGGACTCAGAACCTAGCCATTAGAGACTGGACACAGGTAGACCGCTCGTAAGGCCGCCGTAACTGTGTTGAGAGGCAACGGGGGAACTATCCCAAGCCAAGCCCACATGAGTGACCCGAAAGGGGTGCAGGAACGGGCAGATAGGACGCTCTGAGGCGTGTAATCCTGCAAGCTATGCAATCAGTAAGGTATAGCCCAATGTTCGTCCCAGACTTGTCTGAAACTAGCATAGGTACTCACTAATCTTGTTAACTCAGGATTAGGTGAGTATTTGCCAATTTGAACCCGACTGAACTGAACTAGCATATATAGGAAATGTATGAACTACTTGGTTAACCCGAACAAACCTTCCTCTCGTGCTCACCTTTGGGATGATGGAGATACATATTGCAAGATGTATTTAACTGGTGGGATGAGAAAGAAAAAATACAGGGTTTTTCCTGATTCACAGGACAGGGAAATTTGTTTAATGTGTGGGAATGTTTGGAAACAAATACACACATACAAGGATGAACATGGAAAAGTTTGAATTATTTTGGGTGGCATGGCCTAAGTCATTTAGAAAAGGTGGCAAGGCTGCCTGTCTCGTAAAGTGGAAAAAGTACTACTGTGAGACTTGTGCAGATCAAATCATTAAGCACATTGAGTGGATGAAAACAACAGACGCTTGGAGAAAAGACGATGGTGCTTTTATTCCTGCACCTTTGGTCTATCTGAACCAACAAAGATGGGATGGGGCTGAGATTCCAGAATCATTCGGGATCAAAGTTGAAGTGCAAATTGATCCTGCTTTGGCAAAGATTGATGCTGACAGAAAAAAAGCCGTCCCCATGCCTGAGCACATTAGGCAAGCAATGGCTCAATTAAGGAACAAATAATGAGCCACTACCAAGCCCACATCCTGTTAGACAAAGTAAAAGATGGAGTCCCCTTTCCACTTCATCTGATAAACAAAGCCTTAGAGCTTACTGGTGACCTAGAGTAAACCCCTATGGCATACAGCCGAAAATCAATATCAAATGCTGGAGACAGAGTTGTTTTGGAGAAAGCCGAGGCAAGGGAAATGTTCCGAACTTGGCAAACAAACAGAGATAACGATTTTGTTCGTGCCAGGCTTGAGCGTTGCGAAAGAATCTATGGAACTGGAGCAAGAGATCGGGTCAGGTTTTATATGCGTCAAATGAAAGAAGGACAAATTGAATGAGTTGGCACTATTTGCGGGAGCTGGAGGGGGAATCCTTGGAGGACATTTGCTCGGGTGGAGAACAGTTGCAGCCGTTGAAATCGAAGATTACCCACGCAGAGTTTTACTGCAACGGCAAGCTGATGGACTCTTACCTAGATTCCCTATCTGGGACGACATTAAAACATTCGATGGGAAGCCTTGGGCAGGAAAAGTCGATGTCATCTCAGGAGGTTTCCCATGCCAAGATTTGTCTGCAGCAGGAAAAGGAGCAGGACTTGATGGGGAACGATCAGGACTCTGGAGAGAAATGGCAAGGATCATTTGCGAAGTACGACCCCAATACACATTCATTGAGAACTCACCAATGCTCACTATTCGAGGACTCGACAGAGTATTGTGCGACCTTGCCTCGATGGGGTTCGATGCGAACTGGGGAGTGTTGGGAGCTTCCGATGTTGGAGCAAAACACCAACGGGACAGAATTTGGATTGTGGCCCACGCCAACAACACCAAGCGGAGGCGGGAATTGCGGGGGTTCTGGGGCTTACAAAAATGCATTAAAGAATGGAACTCACATTCCACATTCAATCAACCCGAACCTATACGAATGGTTGATGGGGTGGCCTCTAGGGTGGACAGACTTAAAGCCATTGGCAATGGACAAGTCCCCTTGTGTGCAGCAACAGCATGGAGAATCCTGAAATGAGCTTCATGGTCACTTTTAAAGTAGATGCTGACCCTGTCGGCAAACAAAGAGCAAGGTATGCCAAACGTGGAAACCATATTTCTACTTACACCCCTGACAAAACAAGAAACTATGAATCTTTAATCAAAGAAGCCGCCATAGAAGCAATGGGAAGTAGCGAACCCTTGGAAACCGCTGTAACGCTGTATTTGTACATCAGAGCACCAATTCCTAAGTCTTTGCCCAAAAAGCGCATAGAAGCCTGTTTAAACGGCTTGGAGAAGCCAATTAAGAAGCCAGATGCCTCCAATGTGCTTAAAAGTGTGGAAGATGCTATGAATGGAGTTGTTTACAAGGATGATTCTCAGATCGTGAATATCCATGTTTCCAAGGTTTATTCAAGTGTTTCAGGAGTAGACGTTTGCATAAAAGAATGCTTGGATTAGGGTAAGTCCCAATACAAAACCTTGCAAAACAAGACTAACATTTAATTTTTAACAGGAGTGAATGATGGAAAAAACTTGGGAATTTGATACAACCACAGGCGAAGGTAGCGAGATCGTTACAGTAGTTTACGAGTACGAGAACGATGGTGAGACTACTTACAACGAGTCAATCAAAGAGGTTTGGTTTGAGGGCAGAAACGTCATAGGGCTATTCTCTGACGAACACTTCAAAGAACTAGAGATGGAAGCGGCTATGCGTTTCCAACACCATAAGCTGAACTACAAGCACGAATGAGAAAGCGAACTAAACGCAAGGTCTGGGCATTGATTGACCCAATACAGCATGGAATCATTGGTGCGTCAATCACCCACAGAGACAAGCTAGACAAGCTCAGAATGATGGAATACTCAGCTTTAGAAGCAATGATCAAAGGACAAGGAACAGTAACCGATTGGCGAACCCTTGTCGATGTTCTAAACCTGAGTGAAACGATGGCAAGGCACAACATCGGAAAAGATGAAGTTTTACCTGTTTGCCAAAAAGCACAAGATGCCTTGCATCAAGCGGCAGAACGCTACCAAAACACAATGAAAATGGGTTTATCAGGCGAAGGCATCAAAGCGGTGAGGGATTTAATCGAATATGCTGATTTACAACAATCAAGCATTAGTCGATCTGAATTTGAGAGATATATTAAGAAAACCAAAGATTATATTAAATCAAATAATGATTTAGTCGTGGAGATAATATGAACAGAGATGACATTATTAAATTGGCAAAAGAGGCTAAGTTTTACATTAACGACAATGAAGCATATAGCCCATCCAATCAAGAAGACTTCGAGTTAACCGAACACCTAGAACGTTTTGCCAAACTGATAGCAGAGCATGAACGCAATGAAATAATAGAAATTTTGGATGCGTCAACTGGATACGTTCACATGGATGCAATAAGGGAGAGAACATGAGTGATAACCCTCACAAGGCAATACAGTTCCTGATTGATACAGCCCCTCTCTATTCCAAGGCCAAAGCCACTAGGATGTACTTAGAAGAATTCAGGAAATCACGCAAGGCTCAGTTAATGAGCCAGGCAGGAACAGAGGTTCTAGGTAAGCAAGAAACCTACGCCTATGCTCATGCTGACTACATCGAAATACTCGAAGGAATTAGGGAAGCAGTCGAATTGGAGGAGCGTTATCGTTGGCTAATGACGGCAGCACAAACCCGAATCGAGGTATTTAGAACCGAGCAATATAGTGCTAGGCATGAAATAAAAAACACCCAATGAACAACAAATTAAGCGCAAAGCAAAGGCTTCACATTGGGAAAGTTAAACTATTGCCATGCTCAGTGTGCGATCAACATGGGCCAAGTGACGCACATCACATAGAGCAAAAACTACAATATTGCGTGATCGCTTTATGCCGTGATTGTCACAATAGCTGGCACGGCACTAAGGCTATATGGCGCATCAAAAAAATGGATGAACTAGCAGCCCTTGACATAACCATTCGCAGATTGACTCAGGAAATGCCACTAGAAAGCGATTCAAGCCCCTTTTAAGACGTTTTCTAGTGCTTGTGCATACCAACTATGCCAGACGTAAAAAAAGAGCTTATAGCCCTTATTTGATAGACAAGAAAAAACCCTCCGTAGAGGGCTTGAATTTATCGTTTTGTAAGTATTCGTAAGATTAGGGCTAATGTTGCATAGATCATTCCATTACCTTTAGATCTTCCTCAATTACAGCCATTGCAGTACAAATATCGCTCCAAATCTCGTCAAATTGCGGATCACCCTCAGGGATAAGATCAGACCGATAAGCCTCTAGAGCATCCCAAATTATGTCAATTTGTTGTTTTACATCGTGCATTTTTAGCCCCTTAATAAACACAAACGCCACGGGAATAATAAGAATCTACATTTTTACCCTCTGGAATATCGTCAGGGCGGATTAAATAAAGTGCTGCCCCTCTAGGGTCACCTTGGATATAGGGTTTAATTTCAACTTGTGACATGGGCCAACCTAAAAAAGCCCATTCACGGGTGTTTCTAAGCCATAAAATGTGACTGAGCCGCTTTTTAGCCCCTTTTTCTCTGTCTGCAATGGGTGAGAGTTTGCCTGAGTATTCACTACGCCAAAAAGGTTTGCCAGCTTCATCCCGTTCAACACACCCGCCATCGATACCGCATTCAAGCTCATGCCATCGTTGCAAGGTCATGCTAATTTTGCGAAGTTTCTCAGCCTCAAAAGCTGTAAAACCTAAGTTTATAAGAGTATTTTCTTGCGCTGTAATGCGCTGTTTTTCACGTTTTGTCATTGCCATGTTTACACCTATAAATTGAAAACCTTGGGAAATTCCAAGGCCATAAGCCCCTAAATTAAAGGCTTACAGTCTTAAAATTACATTGCGTGAGCAGATAACCAAGCTGGATTAGAAATTGGTTTCGATTCTTGAACATACCAAATTTGGCTTATGGGCTTAGATTGTCTGAAATCGCCTTGATGAATTTGCCATGCAACAAAGCCCCTTTTTTGGCATTCTTTTGCAGATATTTCACCCATGAGCTTTTTAGTGATTCGCCCGTCAAGAATAATCACCGCACGATCACCGCACCCCTCAATAATTCTATTGTGGTCAATGGCGGAGCGAATAAAGAATTGAGCATAATATTTCATGATGTAACACCTATTCAAAAAGTTAATGAAACCCTAGTTAAACACCTAGGCCATTGACCCCTAATCTAAGGGCCAACAGTCTAAACATTAGGACAAAAGGGCTTTACAAAGTAGATCAGCCTCATGTAAATCAATGGCTGACCGAAAAGCCTCTAAGTATTCGGCAAATTGAGGGTGATCTGGCTTCATGTTGACTCCGCCAGCTTTGCGAGTTGATTCGACAATGATTCCAGCACTGTTAGCGAGATATGCTGAATAATTGCCTGATGTGTGTAGAGTGAGCATTTTTGACACCTATTAAAAAGAAAAAGAGAGATTATTTGGTCAGGACATCAAAGTACGCCAATAGACCTATACAAAGGATAAGACCCGCCAAGATTGCTGTCAGGATGTCTTTTTGGTTATCGTTCATGCTAGTTCCTTTTTTGTGAGTGAGCTGATTTTGTCCAAGATAGCATCCCATGAGTTTGTTTCTAATTCGCAAGCAAAATCGAAAGGGTCACAATCATTGTCTTTGTCTTTAACGACAAGGGCAAACTGTAGACCCCCGCATTCGCGTCTGTTTTCGTCAGCATAGTTCACCCAAAGAATCATTTCTTGCTTGTCGTTTAGATCGCATGAAAAAGAGGGACAGACATCGTTATGCCATGAGACATCGACAAAGCCATCGGGCAATTGTGGAATGTCATAGTCAAAATTGGGGAATTCATATTTGTAAGAGCATCGCATATTTACACCTTTTAAGTTGACCCTCTACATTTGAGGTATAGAGAGAATAGCAACAAAAAAAGAAAAAACTATTAGGACAAACCCTAATAAAGTACAATTAATTTAAATTAATTATCAGACAAGGTTGGACAATGGCTAGACCTCCAAAGATAGACACTATCCAATTTCGCAGAAAGTTAGACAACCCTAAACGACAGATTCTTTTAACAGTTGGACAAGGGAATATATCTAATGGTTTCGAAAACCTATTAGCCCTCTACCAACACTTGCATTCATTGGGATATAGGATAGACGAACCATTCGAGACAATAGGGTTAGTTACTAACTATGTCGGTAATAAACAACAACCCCAAACAGAGGATAGTCTAGTAGATAGATAAGGGATAGATAGAGGGAATAGGATAGGGAAACACAATTGATAAACAAATCCAAGTAACCCTAAAAAGGTGCATCAATCCCTCTCTGAACTTTATGCAAAAAACGCATAACCTTTGCACTAAGGGTAAACCCTATGACTGTATGTGTGGCCAGTACTGTAAGGATAACCATGAGGGAAAACCCTGATGTATGGGGGGGGAGGGGGTGGTGATGGGTGGTAGAAATTTGTGGTACATCCCCCATTCCGAAAAAGCTAAATTGAAAGGAAAGCATGGAAACGACTCTAAAGCGTGGAAGAGGAAGGCCGAAGGGGAGCGTCAAGATGACGATACAGAGGTTTGCTGACAATCCTCCTGTGATACTGCCTAAGACTGATCACCAGAGGCTCAAGGAGTTGAAGGAGTTGATGATCAGGAGTGGAGGTAAGGATGTTGCTCAGAAGGTGATAGAGATAGCGTTGAATGACGAGCATCCGCATCAATTGGTGGCTTTGAAGATGTGTTTAGATAGGACTCTTCCTGTGAGTATGTTTGAGAAGGATAAGAGTCAGAGGAGTGCTGTAACGATTAACATTACAGGATTAGGAGTTGAGCCTACTGTTATTGATGAACAACCTATAGATGTAGAGGACAAGTATGGCAGACCTTAATTTTAGTTTGCTTCCTTGGCAACAAGAGGTGTTTAAAGACCAGACTAGATTCAAGGTAGTGGCTGCTGGGCGGCGGTGTGGGAAGAGTCGGATGGCGGCAGTTACCTTGTTGATAGAGGGACTCAAATGTCCTCAAGGGTCTGCTGTGTTGTATGTGTCTCCTACGATGGGACAGTCGAGGCAGATTATCTGGGACTTGTTGTTAGACCTTGGTAGAGAGGTTATACAGAGTAGCCATGTAAACAACTTAGACATTACCCTGATAAACGGGGCTAGGATTTATGTTCGTGGGGCTGATAGACCTGATACCTTGCGTGGTGTGTCTTTGACTTATGCGGTGTTAGACGAGGTAGCGGATATTAAGCCAGAGGCTTGGGAACAGGTTATTCGGGCTTCTTTGTCTGACAAGAAGGGTAGAGCGTTGTTTATTGGAACGCCAAAGGGTAGGAACTGGTTTCACGATACCTTCAAGTTGGGGGAGAGTGGTGAGGATTCTGATTGGAAGAGTTGGCACTTTACGACTGCTGATAACCCTTTGATCGACCCTACAGAGATAGAGAGTGCCAAGAAGACCTTGAGTACCTTTGCTTTTAAACAAGAGTACATGGCATCGTTCTCCAATGCGGGGAGTGATGTTTTCAAGGAAGAATGGATTAAATATGGGGAAAGACCGAATAAGGGGTCATATTTCATCTCTGTTGACTTAGCGGGGTTTGAGGAGGTTGCCAAACAAGCGGGTAATGCCAAGAAGCGGTTGGATGAGTCTGCTATCTGTGTGGTTTATGTCACAGAGGATGGAAAGTGGTTTGTTGACAAGATTATTCACGGAAGGTGGGATATTAGAACGACTGCTGTGAACATCTTGATGGCTATTCGGGATTACAGGCCACTTAGTATTGGGATTGAGAGGGGGGCGTTAAAGAACGCTGTTTTGCCCTATTTGAGCGACTTGATGAGGAAAAGTAACATCTATGCCCATATTGTTGATTTAACGCATGGGAATAGGAAAAAAGCAGATAGAATTATCTGGGCATTGCAAGGAAGGTTTGAACATGGCAGAATCACGCTCAATTCAGAAGAGAATTGGGATGAGTTTGTTGACCAACTTCTAATGTTTCCCGCTCAGGGGGTTCACGATGATCTGCCTGATGCGCTTAGTTATATAGACCAGCTCGCCGTTACCTCATACTTTGAGGAAGACGATACCGATGATTGGCAGCCTGTGGACATAATATCGGGGGTTTGAGCATGGAATTTCAAGAGCCAACAGAATCTGATAAAGAACTCGTAGCGTTTGTTGTAAATCATTGTGATCGTTGGAGAGACTATCGCAATACCAATTATCTGGATGACTGGTTGGAATATGAGCGTATCTTTACTGGTGAATGGGCTGCTGAAGATAAAACCCGTGATTCCGAGAGAAGCCGAATTGTCACTCCCGCTACCCAACAGGCTGTAGAAACCCGTCATGCAGAGATCATTGAGGCTATCTTTGGTCAAGGTGAGTTCTTTGACATTCAAGACGATATTCGTGATGTAAACAACAATCCATTGGATGTAGCCGCTATCAAGGCTCAACTGATGGAAGACTTCAAGATAGACAAGATTCGCAAGTCCATTGACCAGATTGAGTTGATGGCTGAAATCTATGGTACTGGCATTGGTGAAGTCATTGTTAAAACAGAGAAGATCTTTGTTCCCGCTACTCAGGCAATACCTGGTCAAGTCGGTCAAGCCGCTATTGGTGTGATTGAAAAGGACAGGATTGCAGTCAAGATTGTTCCTGTTAACCCTAAGAACTTCTTGTTTGACCCCAATGGGACTTCTATTGAAGACTGTATGGGTGTGGCTATTGAGAAGTATGTCTCTATCCACAAGATTGTTAGAGGTCAAGAAGAAGGCATCTATCGCAAGGTAGAAGTTGGTACTGATTCTGAAGACTCTGATTTAGAGCCTACTCAAGAGGTTAGCCAATACCAAGACGACAAAGTTAAGCTATTGACGTACTATGGCTTAGTTCCACGAGAGTATCTTGACCAACTTGAGGATGAATCAGAAGTTGAAGACTTGTTCCCTGAAGACTCTGTTCAAGACGAGTATTCCGATCTGGTAGAAGCTATTGTTGTTATTGCTAATGACAATGTGCTTCTCAAAGCAGAAAAGAACCCTTACATGATGAAAGATAGGCCAATTCTGGCTTATCAAGACGATACAGTCCCTAATCGTTTGTTGGGTCGTGGTACTGTAGAGAAGGCTTATAACTCTCAGAAGGCTATTGACGCACAGATTCGTTCACATTTGGACTCTCTGGCACTCACCACAAGCCCTATGATGGCTATGGATGCCACTAGATTGCCTAGAGGTGCTAAGTTTGAGGTAAAGCCAGGCAAAGCAATCCTGACAAACGGCAATCCATCAGAGATTTTGTTCCCGTTCAAGTTTGGAAATACCGATTCTGGGAACATTACCACTGCCAAAGAGTTCGAGAGAATGCTACTTCAGGCTACTGGAACACTAGACTCACAAGGAATGGTGTCCAATGTGTCTAGGGATGCGAATCAGGGCGGTATTTCGATGGCTGTTGCCTCGATTATCAAGAAATACAAGCGTACATTGGTGAACTTCCAAGAAGATTTCTTGATTCCGTTCATCAATAAGGCGGCTTTCCGCTATATGCAGTTTGACCCAGAGCGTTATCCTACCGTGGACATGAAGTTCATACCGACTGCGGCTTTGGGCATCATTGCTCGTGAGCATGAACAACAACAGTTCATTTCCTTACTCCAGACACTTGGCCCTAATACACCTGTTTTGCCTGTGATTCTCAAGGGAATCATGGCTAATTCTTCTTTGTCTAACAGATATGAGTTGATTCAGATGTTGGATCAAATGGCTCAACCTGATCCACAAGCACAACAGATGCAACAAGCACAGCAAGAGTTGGCTCTACAAGCGGCACAGGCTCAGATTGCAGTTCAGACTACCCAAGCAGAGCAAAATCGTGCTGAAGCGGCTAAATTGATGACTGAAGCACAGTTAATGCCTCAAGAAGTCCAAGCCAAGACACTTGCTGCAACGACCAAGAACTTGCCTGACAATGATGCTATGGCTGAAAAAGAATTCAATAAGCGTGTCAAAATCGCAGAATTGATGCTTAAAGAAAAAGACATTGAGAATAAGTTAAAGGTTGTTGAATTGCAAAACATGGACAAGAACGAGCAAAAAGCAAAAGACACCAACTTTCTCAAGAGTTTTGTTAATCAATGATGGATATTAAGCAGATACTGCTATCAGATGCGTCAACTGATGCAAAGTTGTCTGCATTGGCAATTCTGCTTGATAAACAACTTCCTAAACTTGAAAGCCATGTCCTTGATGTAAAGAAACTTAAAGGACCACAGGGTGATCGCGGTGCTGATGGCAAGGATGGAAAAGACGGTCCTAAAGGCAAAGATGGTCGCGATGGGGTTGATGGCAAAAATGGTAAGGACGGAATTGATGGTGACGATGGAGACAATGGAGTTTCTATCGTTGGAGCAAAGATTGATTTCGATGGCTCTTTAGTTCTGACATTTTCTGACGGATCACAATTAAATGTTGGTGAAGTAGTTGGTGAGCGTGGTGCGGCAGGTTTGACAGGCGCACAAGGACCTACGGGACCGACTGGCACTACTGGTCTGACTGGACCAACAGGTGCTACTGGACAGATTGGACCTACTGGAGCTACAGGAATTCAAGGTCCGACAGGCCCTGAAGGTTTGCAAGGTATACAAGGACCAACAGGTCCACAAGGCGTTCAAGGCATACAAGGTATACAGGGTGATCAAGGTATCCAAGGCCCGACTGGAGCTGTTGGACCTACAGGTCCTACCGGAGCGACTGGTCTAACCGGTGCTACTGGACCTACTGGCTCTACTGGATTAACTGGACCAACCGGACCTACAGGAGCTACCGGCTTAACAGGGGCAACTGGTCTAACTGGTGCTACAGGTTTGACTGGTGCTACAGGTCCCACAGGAGCCACGGGTTCTACCGGACTTACTGGACCAACTGGACCAACGGGTGCTACAGGAGCAACTGGTCCTACGGGAACAAGTGGCCCAACTGGTCCTACTGGCCCACAAGGGCAAGGCATCATAATTAAAGGTGCTGTTGCTACAGTTGGCGATTTACCATCATCAGGAAATACGGCTGGTGATGCTTATATTGTTGAATCCACAGGAAATTTGTATGTTTGGAACGGAACATCTTGGACTGATGCTGGTCAGTTAGTTGGACCAACTGGACCAACGGGTGCTACAGGTCTTACTGGCGCAACTGGTCCGGCAGGTGCTGTAGGTCCAACGGGACCAACTGGCTCAACTGGTTCTACAGGCGCTATTGGTCCAACTGGCGCAACAGGTGCTACTGGTAATACGGGATTAACCGGACCAACTGGTCCAACAGGGGATGTTGGCCCTGCCGGTTCTATTGGGCCAACCGGTCCAACTGGTATGATAGGACCTACAGGAGCTATCGGTCCTACAGGTGCTACTGGAGCAACAGGATTAACCGGTCCGACTGGGCCACAAGGTAATATCGGTCCTACTGGACCACAGGGTATCCAAGGTATCCAAGGCATACAAGGTATTCAAGGGCCAACAGGTCCAACGGGTAATCAAGGTCCAACAGGTTCTACAGGGCCAACAGGTGCAATAGGACCAACAGGTGCGGCTGGCGCAGGTTTGCTTAATCTTGATGGCGGGTATCCCAACAGCGTGTACGGCGGAGTTAACCCAATAGATGCAGGTGGTGTGTAATGACAGTTCAAATTCAAATTCGCAGAGGAACAGCCGCAACATGGACTTCGGTTAACCCTTTATTAGCAGAGGGTGAGCTTGGTGTTGAGCTTGACACGGATAAGTTCAAGATTGGTGATGGCACAAGCAATTGGAATTCTTTGCCTTACGCTACTGGCCCGACAGGACCAACTGGCCCCACCGGACCCACCGGACCAACGGGAGCTGCCTCAACAGTAGTAGGTCCTACGGGTCCAACAGGTGCAACAGGATTAACGGGACCAACAGGACCAACAGGAGCAGATTCAACAGTTGCTGGTCCAACAGGTCCTACGGGAGCAACAGGTTTGACTGGGCCGACAGGTCCCACAGGTGCTACAGGACTGACAGGTGCTACTGGGCCGACTGGGGCTACAGGTCTTACAGGTCCAACAGGACCGACTGGAGATACTGGAGCGATAGGTCCAACTGGTCCTACGGGTGATACTGGTGCGGCGGGGCCGACAGGTCCAACTGGGGCAACAGGCTTGACCGGACCAACTGGGCCTACAGGAGCAACAGGTCTTACGGGCGCAGAAGGACCTACTGGGCCGACAGGTGCAACTGGTTTGACAGGACCTACAGGACCGACAGGATCCACGGGATTGACTGGTCCTACTGGACCTACGGGTCCTACTGGCCCAAGCATTACCGTTCAAGATGAAGGTTCAACACTTACTACTTCATTAACTAGTTTAAACTTCACAGGTACAGGAGTTACAGCGACAAACACGGGTGGGGCTGTTACAGTTGCCGTATCAGGTGGCGGTGGTGGTACATCATCCCCTATTCCTAAATTACAATCTTGGTCAATTGGAGCAATGTAAATGGCACAGAACACAAACCCTATTTTTCCGCTAATCCCTGAAGTTACATGGGTAAGCGGTGTAGCAGCTAACGCAGCGACTCCCGGCGTGACGGCCAACACCACAACAGACCTGACCAGCGGCACGATTTACGGCCCGATCTTTACGGCTGGCCCGGTAGAAGGCTCACGGCTTGATTTTATTAAGGTTAGGGCGCTTGGCAGTAACGTGCAAACTGTTATCCGCATCTGGATTAACAATGGTGCGGCTACAACCACAGCAACAAACAATACGCTATTTTTAGATAGAACTTTGTTTTCAACTGCTGTTTCTCAAACAACCGAGTTGGTTGACACCTCCCTGTCGCTTAATATCAGCCTTCCTGCTGGTTATCGTGTGTATGCAACCTTTGGCACAGCAGTGGCGGCAGGTTTCCACTTAACTGCTGTTGGCGGGGATTACTAATGTTTACCGGGTTTGCTTCTGAAAATACTCCGGCTTTTCAGGTCTGGGATTTGTCAAACACCTATTCTGGCGCGCCACGACTTGTTTTGCAAGATGATTGCGCCCCCATTCAAATTATAAAAACTGGAGGTTCCAACTCTCAGGTGCAACTTTTTTTATCAACTTCTCCAGTAGAGGGAAGAACAATAAAAATTGTTAACTGCCGATACGGTTCGGAAAGTCAAATAATCAACGTATTTTCTTCCGACACAACGCAGCAGTCTAATCCTGTTTTTGCAATTGGGCCGGGTCAATATATAGAAACGTGTTTTATTTCTAGTATGAGGAGTTTTGGTCAAATTGGAGGTGTTCTAGCTTCTGGTTGGGTTACGATAAATCAAGCCTCCTCATCAAATTCCAACGCTTATGGGGTTGTTGTTGGTGGCTTGTCTAATAGGGCTGTCTCACAATATTCTGGGGTTGTGGCAGGCAATGGAAATTCTGCATCAGGAACACGCGCTGGTGTTCTGGGAGGTATAGGCAACACATCGGGCGGCATTGATACGGGTGTTGTTGGGGGAAACAGCAATTTTATTACGGGCGACCGCGCTGCTTCTTTGGGCGGTCAGAGCAACCAAGCAAGCGGTACAAATGCTGCTGTTGTTGGTGGTTCAAGCAATAACGCAACAAACACTAATTCCGCTGTATTGGGCGGTAATAGTCATTTGTGTTCTAGTTCTTCCGCAGTAATTGTTGGTGGAACTTATGGATCATCAAGAAGCATTATCGGGAATTTAGTTTTACCCGCAAGTCAAAATCCAATTGTTAGTTCTTTTGGTCTTTCTCAATCAGCAACATTGGTTCTTGGCCGTGAAACAACAAACGCAACTGCCACAAGACTTACAAGTAACAACACTTCCACTGGAAGTACGGTTAACCAAGTAATCCTACCCGACAACAGCGCCTATACATTCCAAGGCACTTGCATTGCAGCAAGGACTGCCGCTGGCGATACTTCTTCATGGAAGTTTGAGGGTGCAATCAAGCGCGGTGCTAACGCTGCATCCACAACTCTGGTTGCGGCTGTGACTCCAACTGTTATTGCTCAAGACGCAGGGGCTTCTACATGGGTCTTGGCTATTACTGCTGACACAACCAATGGCGGTATCGCTGTAACTGTTACTGGCGCAGCGGCTACCACAATCCGATGGGTAGCAAAAATCGAAACAACTGAGGTAACTTTCTAATGGCTCTGAAAATCTCTATCCCAACAAGCAATGTAGGCGTTCCATTCACAGACGCTTATGCCCGTATCACGAACATCTTTGGCAACAAAGACCAAGTGCAGTATCAAGTGTCTGTGTCTGCCAATGCTGACGCTAGGCAAGCAAATGCTCAAGAAGTGGCACAACACGCCTTCTATTGCCCAACTCCACAGGGTAATCTGATGGATGGTCTATATGCTGACCTGAAACTGCAAGTAGGTTTTGAGGACGCTGAAGACTGCTAAGTATGAAAATAGCTGTCTACGCCATCAGCAAAAACGAAGCGCATTTCGTTAAACGGTTTTGTGATTCAGCCAAAGATGCTGATTTGATTGTCATTGCTGACACAGGCTCAACTGATGATACTGTTCAGCAAGCAATGAATGCTGGCGCTAGAGTGTTTGATATATGCGTAAAACCTTGGCGCTTTGACAAAGCCAGAGATGCCGCACTTGCCTTACTTCCATCTGACATTGATATTTGTATATCTCTTGATTTAGACGAAGTGCTAGAGCCAGGATGGAGAAAAGAGATAGAACGGGTATGGAAAACAGATACAACCCGTATGCGATATAAGTTTGATTGGAGCAATGGCGTGGTGTTTTACAGCGAGAAAATCCACCATCGCTACGGCTACCACTGGCATCACCCAATCCATGAATACATCCGTGCTGACAACAGAATCCCAGAGGTGTACGCACACACCGATATGTTGCTTGTCAGTCACCATCCTGACGAAACAAAGTCACGAAGCCAATATCTACCCTTGCTTGAGTTGGCGGTCAAAGAAGACCCGTACTGCCACAGAAATGCTTTTTACTACGCAAGAGAACTGACGTTCTACAACCAGTGGAAAGAGGCCATCCCTGCGCTCAAGAAGTACCTGACAATGCCACAGGCAAGTTGGAGCCATGAGCGATGCTATGCCATGAGGCTTTTGGGCAAGTCACACGAAAGCCTTGGTGAGATCAAAGAGGCTGAGAAGTGGTATCAGGGCGCTTGTCTTGAGGAGGCTAACACCCGTGAGCCTTGGGTAGATTACGCCATGTTCTGCTACAACACTAACGATTGGGAGACTTGTTACTTTGCGGCAAACAGGGCGCTAAAGATTAAAGAAAAATTGGAGGTCTACACAATGGACCCATCTGCATGGTCTGACAAACCACACGACCTTTGCAGTATTGCCGCTTGGCATCTTGGATACAAAGATAAAGCAAGACAAGAACTTGATGAGGCTTTAAAGTTTAAGCCACATGACCAGAGATTACTTGCCAATAAGGAATGGATGAAATGACTCCAGAACTCGAAAAGTACTATACAGATCGGTTTGAGATGATGTCAACCGAGGGATGGAAAGATTTAATTGAAGATATTGACAAAATAATAGCAACTTTGAATAATATCTCTGTAATAGATAGTGAGAAAGACCTACAATTCAAAAAAGGTGAACTTTCTATTCTTTCTTGGCTGAAAAATCTTAAAGAGATCAGCGAAAGAGCATATGAAGAAATTTTATGATTACGTCTGTGAAAACGGACACAAAACAGAAAGATTCGTTGATTATGAGGCAACGGGTCTAATGTGTGAGTGTGGTGCAAATGCAACACGTTTACTATCTGCGCCAGCATTTCGACTTGAAGGATGGTCTGGTTCTTTTCCATCGGCATATGCCAAATTTGGGAAGAGCCATGTTGACAAGTTGAAGTCTGAGCAGAAACTCAACTCATAAGCAATTATGCCGAGTTGAATCTCCTACAACCGAGAACGGCAGGAAAAAGGAAAAAGTATGCTGATTGATGAAGAGCCAAATGAACTAGAAGCGGTAGAGCAACAAGCCAAGCCCGAACTCCCTGAGAAATACAGGGATAAAAGTCTGGACGAGGTAGTGCGAATGCACCAAGAGGCTGAGAAGCTCATTGGTAAACAAGCACAAGAGGTCGGAGAAGTCCGAAAGCTCGCTGATGAACTCATTAGGCAGAACCTCACTGTTAAACAACAACAGCAGCAAACTAGAGATGTTGAGCCTGAAGTAGATTTCTTTGAGAATCCACAGATGGCAGTTCAAAAGACTGTTGATAGTCACCCTGACATCATTGCGGCGCGTCAAGCCATGCTAGAGATGAAAAGGGCGCAAATTCAGCAAAAGTTAGCGCAAGAACATCCTGATTTTGGCGATATTGCTAAAAATGAGGACTTTGCAAATTGGGTTAAATCTAGCCCTGTACGCATTGACTTGTTCAAACGTGCTGATGCAGAATTTGACTATGATTCAGCCAATGAACTGTTATCTACCTACAAAGAACTTCGCTCTGTCAAACAAAAGCAAATGAGTACCGCTGGTGAAGCAACTCGTAAGCAGAATTTGAAAGCAGTTGGGGTTGATGTAGGTGGTTCTGGGGAATCATCAAAGAGGGTTTATCGTAGGGCTGACCTTATTCGGCTGAAAATGCAAGACCCGACTCGTTATGAGGCGCTTTCAGATGAAATTATGCAAGCGTATTCAGAAGGTCGTGTTAAGTAAACTTAACTTATTGGAGATTTAATTATGGCAAATACCGCCTTTTCCCCCACAAATAGTGTAACCACTACATCCGCAGCTAACTTCATTCCAGAGATTTGGAGTGATGAAATTGTTGCCGCCTATAAAAAGAACCTTGTTTTGGCTAATTTGGTCAAGAAGATGTCTTTCAAAGGCAAAAAGGGTGACACAGTCAATATCCCTAGCCCTGCTCGTGGTTCAGCAACAGCTAAAGCCGCTACAGATGCAGTTACTTTGATTGCTGAGAGCGACACTAACATTCAAGTGTTGATCAACAAGCACTATGAGTACTCACGTTTGATCGAAGACATCGTTGAAGTTCAAGCCTTGACATCACTGCGTTCTTTCTACACAGAAGACGCTGGTTATGCTTTGGCTCGCCGCATCGACACAGACTTGGTTCAATTGGGTCGTGCTTTCAACGGCGCTACAGTTGGTACTGATGACTATGCTACTAGCAACACTACTACCAAAGCCTTTGTTGGCTCTGATGGTACTACTGCTTACAACAGCACATCCTCTAACGCTGCCGCTTTGACTGATGCCGCTATTCGTCGCACCATTCAGCGTTTGGACGACAACGATGTTCCTATGGATGGTCGTTTCTTCCTGATCCCACCTTCAAGCCGTAACACGCTGATGGGTTTGGCTCGTTACACTGAGCAAGCATTTGTCGGCAATGGCGATGCAATCCGCAATGGTGAAATTGGTCAGCTCTACGGCATGGCTGTGTTCGCATCTTCTAATGCTGACTTTGGTGCTGGTTCTTCTGGTGCTGACCGCATTTGCTTGATGGGTCACAAAGACTCTATGGTGTTGGTTGAGCAGTTGGGCATCCGTTCACAGACTCAGTACAAACAAGAGTACCTCGGTACATTGTTCACTGCTGATACCATTTATGGTGTGAAGGCTTTGCGTACAAACGCTACAAGCTCTGCCGCTAACGCTTCTGCTGCCTTTGCCTTGGCAGTTCCAGCCTAATTGTTGCCACTTCTCCCCTGCCTTAATCGGTGGGGGAGTTTTTTCTTAATCTAGGAGGAATTTATTATGGCAACCGCATCCGCAGTAACAGCTCGTCGTGGTAACGACCAGTTCCGTGGCCTTTTCAGTGATACATGGGCAGTAACTTGCACTATGAACGCTGGTTCATTGGTTGATGGTGCTGGCGAGACAGACGACATTACAGTACCAGGCGTTGCGCTTGGTGACATGGTCATTGGCGCATCTTTGGGTGTTGACTTGGTTGGTTTGACAGTAACAGGTTATGTTTCTGCCGCTAATACAGTCAAGTTCCGCATTCAGAATGAGTCTGGCTCAAGTGCTGACTTGGCTTCTACGACAATGAAGATTGTTGTTGTTCGCATGGTCTAAAACTAAAGGGGGCTAATAACCCCCTTTTTCAAAGGATTCTTATGGCTACATTTCGTTGTTTAACAAGCGGTCAAACAGTAACTTTTGTTCATCAGCACGATATTGACAGCATGAAAGGTCATGCAGGATATGTCAGAATTGATGGAGAAGAAAAAGAGTCCTTTGAAAAACCAGTAGTTCTATCACCTCCTACTCCTGTCAAGAAGCTAGGTAGACCAAAGAAAGTCGCAAATGTCTGATATTGATCCACGAGAGTTTGGCAAACTAGAAGCCCAAGTTGAGGCTTTACAGGCAGAAGTTCATGCCATGCGTGAAGACATCAAAGCTCTGTTAGAGATGGCTAACAAGTCTAAAGGTGGTTTCTTTGTCGGGATGGCTATTGCATCTGTTGTTGGTGGCATTATTTCGTTTATTGCGACTAAGGTAATACGATGAGCCTCTTATCTGGTGCTATCTGTCCAATAGCTACTCAAGATATTCAGATCAATCTGAAGAACCGCAACAATGCGTTCAAGAAGTTTGGCTATGGCCCACCTAACCCAGAAGAACCCAATAATGCGTTTTGGCTAAAGAAGGCCAAGATGTATAACGCACCTACTGAAAGCATTAAATCAATGCTCTGCGGTAATTGTGCGGCTTTTATCCAGACTCCTAAGATGATGGAATGCATCATTGGTGGACTAGAGAAGGATGAAGGCGAAGACGAATTGTCTTATGACGAAGAGTTCATCAAAGCCGCTGATCTCGGCTATTGTGACTTGTTTCAGTTCACTTGTGCTTCCGCCCGCACTTGTGATGCGTGGAAAGGTGGCGGCCCTATAACCAAGGAAAAATGATGTACGGAAAATCACCCAAAATGACCAGTTCTAAAGCCCCTAAGAAGGCCAAAGGTATGCCTGTAACCATCATGGTTGCTGTTGGTAAGCCTAAGTCTATGCCTGTTCGTGGTAGCCGTACTGCTACTAACATGATGAAGAAATCAGGTCGTAGCAAATGAAAAAGACCAAAGCAGAGGCCAAGATCTCTAAGGTTATGCGAGAGTACAAGGCGGGAACGCTTCACTCTGGCAAGGGTGGCCCTGTAGTCAAGAAGCCTAAACAGGCTATTGCCATTGCTTTATCTCAGGCTAGGAAGGTCAAGAAATGAAACAAGGTCTTTACGCTAATATCAATGCCAAAAGAGAGCGCATCAAAGCTGGTTCTAAGGAAAAGATGCGTAAGGTTGGTTCTAAAGGTGCTCCTACTGAGGCGGCATTTAAGGCTGCGGCTAAGACCGCAAAGAAGAAATGAAATCCCCTGCTTGGCAAACAAAGGCTGGAAAAAACCCGAAAGGGGGCTTGAATGCCAAGGGTAGAGCATCGTATAATGCAGAAACAGGTGGCAATTTAAAGCCTCCAGTCAAGTCGGGAGACAACCCTCGTAGGGCATCCTTTTTAGCACGTATGGGCAATATGCCTGGCGCTGAGATGAAAGATGGAAAGCCTACCCGACTTTTACTTTCTCTTAGAGCTTGGGGCGCAACGTCCAAGGAAGACGCTA